TACATCGGGCTTAACTTTCGTTATTTCTACCCCGAATGTCCTACTAATAGACAAGCTGTGTATTGCTTCTACCGCTTTTTTATATATCTTATGTTTGTACACTGCGTCTACAACTACCTTACAAACCTGTGTAGCATAGTCCCATGCTCCTGGCATAGGTGTATCTAGATCCTGTTTCTGTTTGTCAGATATATCATGTCTAGAATACTCTTTCTGTTTGATTTCATGTTGCAGACTCTCAGTTGTGATGTCTAAAGACAGACCGCCCATAGATACATGAGTCCGTTCTATAATATCTAAATCTTCCAAACTGACATTCCATTTATGACATAGATATTCATATTGCACCTTTTTTATATCAGCGGCTACATCATTCAGCATACCCCTTTGTTGTGCTTCAGCTATACGTGTTACAATCGCTTGTTGCAATGGTAACACTTTGTTGGGTACTGCCATTTCTGTTGGACCATGTACTAAGGTAGCTATGGCTCTACTCAAGTACTGTCCACCGCAGCCATCATAATGATCAACTCGTAAAAATTCCGCAATAGAACCTAGGAAGCATTTAGACATTTGAAATCTAACATTATGTAACTCAGCACCTGCTACCAGAGCCTGTACCTGTTGTAAACTATCAACAGCCGCTAAAACATCGTCACCATTATGAGTTGCTACTAAGTCCCTGCCTTTAGTTAATAACCTTATATATATGTAGTTAAGTACCGTGTTCATAAATGTTGTCAGTCTCCAGCCTGATAGTAACGTACCCGTCGTTCTGTAAAAACTATCTTGTCCTTGTTCTTTAATAAAACATGCATCCAGTGAGTGTAGTATCCATGGAAATACTTTCCGCTGTTCAACAGACATCTTTTTACCGAAAACCGCGAAATATGCTTTCAAGACTTCCCGCATACTTGTCACTGAGTGTTGGGAATTAAAGTCTTCGAAGTCAAAGCAATAAGGCACACCATTACGCATTATCTCACGTACGGTATTTTTGACGTTATTTTCTTCAGCACCAGGCCCTATAGGAAATAGTTGTGACAATACGCGCTCACAGTCACCAAATACAAACCCAGTGAGTATAAAATTCGTCGCGTCTACACCGTAGATGGCCCGCATCTTAGTCCACTCGCACTTAACAGAAGGCCAAGCTCTTATCTCTGGTGGTCGTGATAACAAATCATCTAACTTTGGTTTGGGCATTGCGTTAAGACTAAAAAACTTATGTCTATTTAGACTGTCTTTGGCCACATACTTAAGATCCTCTTCGTATTGAGAATGGTAAGCGCCAGTCGGTGCCCATTGCCATCGCTTATTGATATATGACGACCATTTGAGGTTGTCTACTTGCCCACCCAAATTCTTAATCCGTGTAAACAAACTACCAGCTTCTTGGAAAATGGCTTCGGCATCAAAGGTAGCTAGATTAGGTCGTGTCCGGTTTTCTTTCTCATTATGCCAATCAACACTGCCTAAACCTCGATTAGCTAAGACTTCCATTTCAAAGAAAGGTTTAAGATCTAGTGGGACCAAGTTCTGCAGCGCCTTGAGTCGTAGTGTAAACTTATTTTTTATTTTTTTAATAAAGTCATCAAGACTATCGAATTTCCACTGCCAGATACCAGAGCAAGATATGTACTGCCAAGCGGTGTCAGGAAGCGACTTTGCCCAAACTATGAGTCCTATGAACATCGATTCATGCATTCCTAGTGAGGCCAAATGCTCTAAACACGGGTACATAAACCTAGCTCTATGATCAAACCAGCTGACCCCAAGTTTTCTAAGCTCTTTGATAGTCAAGTGCCGTAAATGTAAAGAAGAAATTTTAGTGATAGGAGGTTCACTAGTACCGACAATCCATGAGTGTATCGTAGGGTAGTTCTCCAGAGAACCTTTATACTGTTTGATACTGCTTCGAGTGATAAAGAAAGCATGCCTTAATACATCAACATCGTCTATAAGGCCATAAGGAAAAAGATCTGGGCCATATTGTAGTCGAGACAACCGGAGCAACACGCTCTTTGGCATGTGTTTCAAAGGTAAAGAATTGTGTATGTAAAGTACAGTAAAGTCATGATCTGACAGGTAGTGAGCCAAAACTGGAACGGCCCTGCCTCGAATATGCATATGTACGATACCATTAAGATTAACTCCATTTAATATGTCATATAGTAGAAAGTTAGCTTCACTGAAACTAGTCTCATTTAAAACATCGCCATTGGATAGACAATACATAGGCACAGCCATACGTTTACTATTTAACAATTTTAGACTTGAGGTCCTGCCTCCGCTTCCACAGGTCGCACCTCTGGTGGGTCCGGCGGTTTGTCTTCTTGTGATTCGATTAATGGTAATACTCCTTGGGTTGTGGGCAACGGTACGCCTGCGTGCAAGTGTTCCACGCGAAAATCCGCTGTCTCAAAATCATACACAGCGGCTAGAGCTACAGTATACTGTTGTCCTGCATCTGTTGCTACTCTGATTTCGGTTATCCCTGACTGTAACGCTAACACATGTCCTCCGCTAGGTGCATTCCAGTTAGGTTCAAGTTGTGCTGACGGAATATCCCGCGACCAGTACACTGTCGTTTTAGTGCGCAGACAAAATTCTGTACTTGTTCCAAAGGTGTAATCGCGTGCGACAATACTCTCTAGTGTATATGATTTAGGTTCTTCTAAATCCTTAGGTGTGACCGGGGGCATGGCAACACTGACATCATTAGCTGCATATATTGTATGTCTACCATTCCGAGTTGGGTGCTGGTAGTTCACATTATAACCTTGGAACCTAGATAATACACCTAGTGCCCATAGATCATTATAATTCAGAGCCTGCATCACCCTACGCACATTCCTTTTCTTAACGCCTGGACTGATATTATAAATAGAACCGTAAGGAGTCCCTGCTATTAAAGACCCTGCTAGGCCCGCTATTAATGTAATGCATGAGGGTGCTACTATAGTATTCATTAAGATATAATTGTCTCTGATATCATAACCATAGTCTGTGATATTTTGAAAATTAAGTGTACCAAACGGAACCCGTTTGTTATAACAGCTCCTTAGCGGTTCAGTCCACACTGTTGCTACACATGAATGTGCTCCTGTTGGTACAGCCCTACCTATAACAGCAGAAAACATAGCATCTGCTCTATAGTGTTCATCGACTGTTAGGTTAGTCACTCTGGAGAGACCTACTAATAAGTCCATCAAATTTTTCTTATTAAAGATAGTAAAATACTCCCCCCAATACCAGCATGTATTTGCAAACACAGATTCTATAATCAAGGAATCAGACTCTGTATCTAAACTTCTCACTGCTTGAATGGCTTCAGCAGTTGTACATACTCCTTCCTCCTGCAACAATATATGTATAGCGGCCCTCTTGAGACCTAACTTAGGCAAGTAAAGAGTACGCGGTATTTGCGTCCACCAGTGTGCCTCAACTGTCTCTGTCGCTGGCTGTGCTAACCAGTACTTACAGGCTCTCAGCGCTGCTAACATATCCTCATGCCACCTGTGATTGTTCACTAACTTGATGATAATTGCTCGCACTTCTTCTGCACTGTAAGTCGTAGTCATGGGCACTATTTGTGTAGGGGTTGTAATACCTATTTTCCCTTCTATACCTAAATCTATGACTTGATCACATAAGAACGGAGTGTGTCGTACGTCGTCTTGTATAATATTGTCAAGAATAGCCAGGTCTTTAGATGTCAAGCCAGAACAGTTCAGGAAACCGAAGTAATTTTTAAAATTATCTACAGTTGCATCATCAGAAAACCAGTTGTCTTTGGTATTTTGCAGAACATAAACATCATTTAAATCAGTTGTATGTTGTCCCACTGGTACTATAAACCTATTCTTGATAAATCCGAACGTATCGCCAAAGTGGTTTCCACTACGGCTGTGACCATCGTTGTAGTCATACATCTTCCATACTTTAACAGTTTTTACTAGTCTAGCATCGACATATTCTGGGTTTGGCAAATGTACACCGCCCACTAAAATGTTCTGGGCTGGCAGCGTAGCACTCCAGACAATAATATCTGCGAGGAGAGCCTGCGTAGATTGATCGGTTGAAATAATTTGTGCTCCATCCTCATGGTTACGTACGACCAAAGCCAGTTTCTCTAGTTGAGCCATTTCATCTCCAGCTCTGACTATAGACATTACCTGTGACGCTGTGAATTTAATAGTGTGGTCAAAGACTTGGGTCTTTCCTATCATCTTGAGTAGTTGATATCTCAGATACAATTTCACAATTAAGGCAGTCGCGTTATCATAGAAATCATTCGCAAAAACAGCATTGTAAAATCTACCATAACGTGCCTCTTTAACGTCAGAGCTTATACCCAACTCTCTAAGCCGTTTAATTATTACTGTCTCATTGGGTAACCCTTCAGTAGTGACGTACTTCTTGTTCAATCCGTAGATTGAATGTTGGCGAGTGGCTGCAACTATAGTCTGCGCCATGCCGTAGATGGTCGCCTTTGCAGCACAAAATACTTTGCCCCTGTTCTTGTACTTCTCACCTATGATATCCATTATGCCAGGGGCATCTAAAGTATGCTTTTTGAGGTTTGCGTCTACAACGAGAGTCGTATCCCTGTCTCGCTGTATGTCCTGGTCAGCTAAAAGTGCCGGTTCTACCTTTGCTAGTCCCAGTGCTAACTTAGTTTTGAACATTATTTGTCCGGTCCCATAACTGAGAAAGTTTGTGTTAACTTGGATTAAATCTTTAATGTAGTCCATGTTGTAAGAGTGTTTTTTCGCGACACTCGTGCGAGGGCCGGGCCACACGAGCCGCGAAGCTCGAGGGCCGCGGGCCGTCTTCGTCAGGCTGCCCAGCGACCCTTGCGGGAGGCCAGGCTCGAACCCAGGACCTCGCGTTCT